TTGTTCTTGCTGCGGATGAAGTTTTGCATCCTATGGGCTTTTCTGGCAATGACTACAATGCGTTTATTGCGCCAGAGCCAGAATTAGCCACCATCTAACACCAACAGGCGCGCGCCTGTAACGCGCAACACTAACACTATGACAAAAAACGAAACACTACGCGAGATCGTAGCACACCGCCAAGACCTGCACGGGCTGGCAAGCGACTGTCCAGACATTAGCGCGGCTATACTGTCCACACGGGCAGCTCTGGACATCGCGCAGGACATGGCAGAGACTGACAATCCAACACTGCCTCACGCGATGCTAACCATTAAGCGGCGCATTGCCGTTATCAAATCGCAATCGCACAAAATTAAACAATCTCCTAGCCGAGTGGCTAACGGGTAACATAATCCCCGCCGGTGCCGACTAACGATCTTTAGGCAAGTGCTGGCGGGGGGAACACTTTACAAAATGAACGAATATAGACTAATCAACGACATCGCGGACGGCGCAGGATGCACAAGCTCGGACGTGCTAGGCTACATGCGAACACAGCACATTGCCGACGCGCGGGCAGTGGCCCAATACATACTAAGAGACTACGGTTGGACATGGCAGCGGATTGCAGATTTATTTAAGTGCCATCATTCGGCGGTGATACACAATTATAAAAAGGTTGAAAATGATGAAAAACTAATGGCGACAGCTAACAAACTAAGAACACTATGAACAACACACCGACACCAAGCACGGATTTAGAAGCTAAATTGCGCATCGCATTGCGCGGACACCCAGACTGCGAACTGTGGGGGGACGCTGGACTAATCGCAGCTACAATGCGTTGGGTGGATGCGCTAGATAAGGCCATCGAACAGCGAGATTTATGGAGAACGGCGAACGTCATAATCTCGGACTATGCCAGAAAACTCGAACGCGAGCTTACCGCCATGACCGAGCAGCGGGACGAGGCGCGAATTGAATTAGAGAAATACACAACTGACAGCGAAGACGATGCGCTTTATAACGTGCGAAGATTGCGTAAAGAACTCACCGCCGCCACCGAGCAGCTGGACGAACTAGCACGACAAAATAAGCTATTCCGAAATGAAACTTTAATCTGGGTTGATTGTGATGCGGTGAGAAAAGATGAATACAACACGGTGATACAGCAGCTGGACGAGGCGCGGGAGGCGTTGAGGGATATGCTCAGTGGGTGGCGTTACATTAGAAAGACTCACGGCGATCTTTACGGAGTCGGATGGGACAGAGCGCAAAACAAAGCTGAACAAGCCCTCCAATCCCTAACCCCGAACGAACCATGAACAAAGAACAACAAAGAATAGCCATCGCCGAGGCTTGCGGATGGACAGCGGAGCAGGACAGCAACGGATATTGGAGAGCCGTAAGCCACAAACACGGCAACGCCGTTGAGCTGTGGCTGAGTGAGCGGAATGTCTGGAGCGTTGGCATTCCAGATTACCTCAACGACCTGAACGCGATGCACGAGGCGGAGAAGATTTTAAACCAGCAACAAGCACGTGACTATGCTGAGCATTTAGGTCATAGCGCACAAGACGGAACATGGGCTGGCTGCCATATTTGGTATCAATCCGCCGCACAACGAGCAGAAGCGTTCCTGAAAACCCTTGGACTATGGAAGGAAGAACAATGAACGAGACAGATACACCGAGGACGGACGAAATGCGTGAAGCTTACGTGAATTTCCAACATGGCAGATATACCGTCGATGTGGGGGATGTTTTTGACTTTGCCAGAAAACTTGAACGCGAGCTTACCGCCGCCACCGAGCAGCGGGACGAGGCGCGCAAACTTGCCGAGAAATACCGCTACTTATCATGCGACAGCCTAGAGGAGGCTGATGAAACGCTGCTGCCTTGGGAAATAACAACCCCGAACAAACAAAATGACGACAATAAAACAACGCGCTAAGAAGCACCTAGCTGAGTCTATGGCGGCTATTGTCAAACGGGCAACAACCGGGCGCAACGTATCATTTGCCGACATCACAACGCCATCCGTAAAAGGCGAGGAAATCAACGCGGTGAGACTCGCAATTATACACGCCGCAGCATCGAGCGGCATTACATCGGCTAACATTGCGAGGGGTCTGAACCTAGGCAGGGTAAACGCGACTCTGCTTGTCAAAAAGGCTGATTGCATGTATTGCAACAATGAAGCATTCAGGGACTCAGCAGATCGGGCTTATGCAAAAAGCAACGCATAAATTGCTTTTGTCTTGACTTTTTAGAGGGGCAGTCGGTAAAATTAAGAAGAAGCTGATGAATGCGTTTGACAACATGCAACAATTTAACTATACAAGTCGTATATGATAACTAACATGGAAATACTAACAACGGCAAACAGCAAGCCAGAGTCGAAGCGGAAAGTGTTAAAACGATTGGAGCTTGTCAGCCTGTTTGATGCTATTGCGATTGACTTTATATCAACAATCGAAGTTTGCACTTACAAGCAATTTTGCAAGATACCAAACATGGATTTACAACGGGCTCGTAGACTAACAAATAGAGGCTATATCAAGATTCGATCAAAGAGCGGCAAGGCTGGCAACAATTTGCCAATTAACCATTACGTGCTTACTGACAAGGGGGCGAGCAAGGCGCAAGACATTATTGAGTTTTGCAATTGCGTTAGAAGAATGGTAGGAAGCAAGCAAGTATGAAGGCAATCGTAGCATATCCCCTGCCGTTGATAGGAGCAGACCCCCGCCCGTCAAAGGAATCTATTAAACGCCGTTTTTGCGTTCTAGTTTGTTGCGGGGTGACTACAATTTTTGTTCAAAAAAAAATGAACTGAACTTCACACGATAATTTATGACAGAAAAAGCAAAACCAATTAAGAAACAAAAACCACTGGCAGTTGCGATCAACATGAAAGCAGCGTCAGCATCGTGGGACGTTCCCATTACAGTTTTGCGCGCAGCAAAAGCGGCGGGATGCGATGCGTTTCATCTAAGCGGAAGGATCGACAGAAAGAAATTCCTTGTTTGGCTCAACTCTAATTACGAAAAAGCGGAGTCAGCGAAAGAGCATGATATGTCGTTACAGGACAAGACAGAGCTAGAAAAGGAAAAGCTCAAAGCTCAGATCATCCAGATACGATCACGCAATGACAGGGAAACGTCAAACGTCATACCGTGCGACCAAGTGAAAATGGAATGGGCCAGGTGCATGGCAATCGTGCAGGAGGAGGCGCGGAATCTAATAAACGACGATGACAAATACCGCATTTTCTGCGAACGAATCCAAGCTAGAATTGGCGAAGAATAAAACATATGAACGATAAAACCACATGGTGCAGGGAAACGCTTGCCAGCCTAGTAGTTATCCCACACAAAGGCGATATGGTATCGTGGGCAGATGGCAAGTTGCGCATACCTTATTCCGTCCGTTCACCGATTTATATTGCCAGCGAATCGCCCTGGCTACTGGAGCCGATGCGTGCGCTGTCTGACCCAAAGGTAAGGCGCGTTGACGTTCGTATGCCAGCGGGGGCGGCGAAGTCATTGATTGGAGAAATCCATATTGCGTTCTGCGTATCGGAATCAAACGGTCTTTACTACTACGTTTGGCAAACCGACGATGACGGCAAGGACGCAATGGAAGACCGCATTTATCCGATGATGGAAGCGAACAAATGCACATCGTCAAGATTGCCGATTGACCGCCATAAAAAGCGCGTGGACAAAATCGCGTTTGCTCACATGTCGCTTTATAGCGTCGGAGCCAATCTAAGCGCGGCCCAGTCGAAGCGCGTTCGATACCTCACAATGGAAGAGCCGCATTTATACGGTGCCGGCATGATGACCGCATTTGAGAAGCGCGTTGAAGGATGCGATGATTACAAAATCTTGACTCTATCAACAGGAAGCATAGTCGGCGATGAATCAGACGTGACGTTCAACAATGGTAGCGTCGAGCTATGGCAAGTTCCGTGTTTGAAGTGCGGCGAATATCAAGCCATGAACGATTCAAAAGATCGATTATCATGTCAGATCGATGCAGAGACAACCGACGAAAAAGGCGAAATCATTTGGCAGAAAGTATTAACGACGGTGAAATACACTTGCGAGAAATGCGGCGAATCATGGGACAGATCGTCAACAGCAAGGAAAAAACAAGCGCAGCAGGGCCGATACATTCCAACCAATCTAAACGCTCCAGAGCATCACCGCTCATTTCACATGGAAGCGGTCAGTGTTCATTACTTCCCGTTTGAAAAGCTGCTAATGGAAAAGCTAAACTCCGTGCAAGCATATAAGCGCGGAGCAATCGAACCATTCAAAGACTACATGCAAAAACGCCGAGCGATGGCATGGGACGAAGCACCAGAGCAAACGCATGACCAAGCGGCATTCGATAGAAGCAAAGGCAACTATCACAAAAATGATCCATGCCCCGATGAGATCACGCGATTCTTAACAGTTGACAACCAAGCAGGGAAAGCCAGCAAGGGTGAAGGGGCGCATCGATGGTTTGTTTGCCGTGCATATACGGCGACAGAATGCAGATTGATCGATGAGGGCAAGATCGGTTCATGGGAAGAACTAGAAGAGAAACGAATTGCGCTGAACGTCGAACCGTCAAGAACGCTTGTGGACATTGCCTTCGATACCGTAGCAGTTCAAGCCGTCTGCGTTCGCTATGGGTGGCAAGGGCTATGGGGAGACACGGCAGGGCGCAAAGCATATCCTCATCATGAAACCGTCATCGTGAATAACGCGCCGCAAAGACTAACAAGATTCTATCCATACTCTCCCTTCAACATTGGACACGTCGGCATAGGAAAGAGTGGAGAACGTCGGCAAGCTCGATATTATTTTTGGTGTCAGCAACCTATCAAAAACCTTTGGCATCGATTGCGCGGAGGGATGACAACTTATCGCTGGACAGTTCCGCAGGATGTATCGAAAGAATACGAAATGCAAACAGGGACAGAATTTAAGAAGCAGCAAACATCAAAAAGCGGAAACAAAGAATGGTTATGGATGACAAAGGCAAACGCAGAAGACCACATGAAAGACGCGGATCAGATGAATATGGTCGCGGCGTTGATGGATGCGCGTATTCGTGAAATCTTGTGGACTGTCACCGATGAGTCTGATTTGATTGTGCAAGCGGAGAAAGAAAAGGAATAACGTGGCAATGTTACAAATTAGATAGATTGGAGAATTCATGCAGTTGACGAATTTGACTGGCAGGATGTTATTGATCTTATAAGCGAATCAAAGGACTAAAAATATTTTCACATAACTTTTGACAATATTTTGGTATCGATACATTTTCATTGCACATGGCGGCCGCAGGAAAACTAGTAGGACTTGGACAAGATGACCTTGTTGAAATCCGTGACGCAGCAAAAGGCGCAATCGTAGCGGGATTAGTTCGCGGCGTTTCGTATTCTATCGCTGGTCGCAGTTTTTCCTTCTCCTCAATCAGCGAGGCGAGTTCAATGCTTCTTGAGGCCAACTATGCTTTATCCTTATTGCAAGGAGTTCGCAGCATGAATACGATGGCAAACTTTAACCCATCGCTAGGAAGGGGCAGTGTTCGATGAAGCAGAACCTTCTCGACAAGGCAATTAGCTATCTGTCACCTGCCGCGGGAGTTCGCAGATTGGCGGCGAAAAATGTTCTTCACGAGTTCCGTTACGACGGAGCATCGATGACCCATAAACGGGCAAGCGCGCCACAAAACATATCGCCTAACTCGTTTGATGTTCAGCGCGATAGGTTGCAACTCATGAGAGAAGCGGAAGACCTAGAACGCAATTTCTCTCCCGCAAAAATGCTTAACCGCAAGGTGGCCATGTATTCATCTCCAATCAGCTACAACGCACAAACGGGCGATACTGAGTTAGACAAAGAAATCGAAGAATATCTAAACAACGAGGTTTTTCCAAACTGCGATTTGACGGGGCGATACGATTTTTTCAAAATGATGGAGTTCGGCATCATGGGATGCAATCGCGGCGGTGACTATGGCTGGGCGTTTCAACGTCCAGGACTAACCGCAGACATGACACCAGAGGAAGCAACAAGCCTTCCTTTAAAAATTCAAGCGATTGAGCCTGATAGGATCGGGGGAATCTATCAAAATGTTGTTTCCGATGATTACGTGAGCGGATGCATCATTGGCGAGTTTGGTGAGATCAAAGCGTTTCGCGTGTTCCGTCGATCTATGACAACGAGTCTTTACGATTCGCCCGTGGATGTTCCAGCAGATCAGTTTGTTCACCTAACAGACCCGATGCGGATTGATCAATATCGTGGAGTTTCGGCATTGGCAACGGCAGTTCAGAACTTGCGAGACCTTTACGAGATTCTTGATTACGCAAAAGGAAAAACGAAACTTGCAAGCGCGCTTACAGTTTTCACCAACAGCAATGGAGCGACAACAGGGAACGGCGCGGCAGACCCATACGCAACTACGCTTGCTGGCAATACAGCACAGATTCTTCAACAAGATATTCTTTTCGGTCAAATTAACCATTTACAAGCTGGGGCAGAGATTAAATTTCCCTCATCAAATTCACCAAGTAACGAAGAGCAGGCATTGCTTAAAATGCTTCTTAGCTTGGTAGCAATGGCTTACAATCTCCCCTACTCATTCGCTATTGATGCAAGCGCACTTGGCGGAGTTTCATCGAGACTAGAAAGCGAGATGGCAAAAGCAGAGTTTGAGCGCGTTCAAAAACTAATTACGCCACACGCGCAAAAACTTAAAAACGCATTTTTGTTTGACGCAATAGCAAAGGGAATTTTTCCCGTGTCTAAACTGCGAATTATTACCCGGGGACGCTTTGGTTTTCGCTCGCACCCACAACCAGACATCGGCAAGGAAGCGTCGGCAGCGGTCAACCTATGGCAAAACGGATTGCTTAACCCGCTGAAATATTGGCAGGATGACGCGCAAGACGCGGAAACGGTAGCAGATGAAATGTGCCGATGGGAGTCGATTAAAGACAGGGCGGCAGCGAAGCATGGAGTCAACAAGCAATCAGTGTTTGGCAATGGCCCAGCGCAACCGACAGCCATTACACAATCAACAAGTCAGAACGTCGAAGGAAAAGAATTTTCCCGCAAAGAGTTTCGAGAATCCGATTCATCTATCAACGAACGAATTGGAAAAGAAACAGAAAATATTGATTTTGCAAATGGGTGGATTGCAGATTTGCGTGAATCGTTGCAAGGATTAGAATCTAACAATGAGAACGCAGACGCAATCCAAAAATTACGCGTTGAATTAGACAAGGCGAACGCATATTTAGCGGAACATAAAGCAGCACTTGACCAGTTGAAATCACGCAGGGAACGACGCGACACTGCGAAACCAGTAAAACAAGAACCAATCGACAAAGAAAAAAAAGCCAAGAACCGCAACGACAGGCACGAACTGGTCAAGGCTTTAATCTCCAGCGGATATGAGCCGAACGCAGCTTATGCGGCGGCATATCAAATCATCGAAAGCGGAAAATTTAACCCTAACAAATTGCCAGATCAATGAAACATTTTTACCAATCAATACCGCAAGAATCACAGATCGATGCTGAAAATGGCATCATTCGTAAATGCTCGCTCATTCGACTAGGCGCGGCAGAGGGTCACTTTGACAAAGAGGGCAGGCAAGAGACAGTTGATCAAAAGACGTTGGAGCAAGTATATCTCTATTGTTACAATAGCGGCAGCGTCAAAGTAAAACTTGATCACGGTAGCGGCGTTCTCTCGACTGTCGGCTACGTAAAAAACTTTGCTATCGAAGACGGAAAAGTTGTCGGAGATTTTCACATTTACGAAACGGCTAACGAAAAGCCGCGCATCTTAGAAGTTGCGGAAAAAAACCCTAATCACATGGGCATGAGTCTTGAGTTTGAAGGTCAAGACGAAGTGTCAGGTGATAAAGCATTTTCGCGTTGCTCGCGTGTCCTTACGGTCGCGCTTGTGAGCGATCCAGCCGCGAACACAAGTTTGTTCTCGGCTTTACCAACACAAACCAAACCAACAACACCAATTATGGATGAAGAAAAAGAAAAAGCAACAGTGAGCTTGGAGGATCGCATCAATGAGCTATCCAAAAAGTTTGAAGACATGGCTACGAAATTCGCGAAGAAATTTGAAGAAGACGAAACGCCAGATACAGTAGTTCCCGCAACGGAAGTAGAAACCGAACCCGCGCCAATGAATCCCGATGCGGATGATGACGAAGTGGTTACTAAGAAAATCGAACTGGCGGCGCAACGCGGAGCGGAAGCAGCAATCAAATTGTTTACCGCTAAACTTGGAACTACCGCACTTGGCAAAGCAGGGACACCCGCAGAACCAGCAAAAGTAAAACACTTTGAAGAACATGTTACCGACATTGCAATCAAAGAGTTTAGCGGCAATACCGACAAAGCTCGCGGTGCGATTTTAACCAATCGCGCAAAATACTCAGACGCTTGGAAATCTTACGAGGCTTCCAGACTTGTGAAAAACAGTTAACAACAACCAAACAAACTAACAGAAAAATATGTCATCTCAAAACGACTCAGGATTCTCCACGTTTCTCGCATCTGGCGCAATTACGGCATTTCTTGCCGTTGATGTTCAGAGCGATGGGACAATCAAGGCTTGCGCTAACGGCGTGCGCGGACTCGGCATTCTACAAGAGGATGCTGCCGATGCAAACTACGCTCGCGTAAAATTATGGACAGCACCAGGAACATTTATTGTTCAGGCTAGCGGAACAGCAATCACGGCGGCTACTACTTATTCCATCATTACTGGTGGCTATGCGGGAACTGTCACAACTGGAAACGCAGCATTTATTAAAGGCTTAAGCAACGGGGTCGCGTCAAACGGCATCGCTCTTGAGTTTGCCAAATACGACTAACCAAAACCTACTAACTAATAAAAAATTATGCCCTATACCAACGCACAAGCAACACCACGGAGCGACATTTACGCTCTTGTGATGCAAGCAAACGCTGACTTCAACAAAATGTTCATCGGCGATCAAGTTCTCCCCGTAAAAGGCGAGGACGTAAAACGCGGTATTTACATGAAAGCGAAGTTAGCTAACGGCGAACTTATGAACGGCGATGCGAAACCTCGCGCTGCTGGAGCTTCATACGATCGCGTCAACCGCATGTATGACACTGACCAGTATGACGCTATCGAATACGGACTTGAGTCTGTTATCGATGACGCATACGAGGCAGAAGTAGAACGCTTCATGAACTTGGAAGCAACTGAAGCAATGCTCCTTGAGCGTTCGCTGCGTATCTCTTATGAGGTTCGTGTTGCCGCTGCTGTCATGAACGCTACTACGTTCAACGCTACCGCCGCCGCCGTTGCCTACACCGAAGCAAACCTCGCCACGATCAACCTTCCCGCAGACGTTGCAGCCGCAAAGCTGAAACTGCTCAAAAAAGGCATCGTGCCGAACGCTATCATCATGTCGGCAAACGTGTTCAACCGCATTCAGCGTTCTACGCTATTGCAAAATCAGATCTTCGGCGTAGTGCCTAAGTCTGCTGGTCAGTTCACGCTTCCTGGCGAAGATGACGTTGCTCGCGCTCTCGGCGTTGACATGCTCTACGTTGCAAAAGCAGCCAAGAACGCTAACCAAAAAGGCCAAACCTTTTCGGGGTCGTTCATCTGGTCTGACACCTACGTTAGCGTTTGCCAAATCCAAGGAGGCGAATATCAAGCTGGTGGTATCGGTCGCACGATTCAGTGGACGAAAGACACCACTGGATTGTTCACGCCTGAAACCTACCGTTCGGACGAGCGTCGTTCCAACATCCTTCGTGTGCGTCAGCATACATCGGAAAAAATCATCGACGAAACCGCCGCTGAATTGATCACCACATCATTCGCATAAGCAACCGCGCATCCCTAGCTTTTTGGTTAGGGATGCGCAAAATACCCATATGAAAATCATTTTAACAGCAATCGTAGGAAACGAAGAAGCGGTAATTGCTCGCTTTATCGAATCGTTTTCTCATGTCGCGGATAAGTTTGTTTTTGTGCAAGCTATCGGCAACAAATCACCAGATAAAACTAAAGAAATTATTGCGGCTACATGTAAAAAGCCGTATGTGTTTGATTTCTATCGCAATGATGATTTCCCTCACGTTGACAATTTTGGTGCAGCACGACAAAAAGCATTAGAAATCGCCATCAATCAATCGGCTCCTCTTTTTGGAAATGGTGCATTTATCATTTGGGCAGATGCTGACGATATTATTTCAAAAGAATCAGCGGAAAAAATCCGCGCAGCTTGTAACGATGACGCTCCAGAGGTTATTATTCTCCCCTATCACGTTAAAGGCGACAAACAAATCGTAATGCGCGAGCGGATAATTAGATCAACGCTAGGCACAAAATGGGCTTACGCCATCCATGAGCAAATGCAGTTTGACCATGATGTGACATATCGAATCATCGATGCGCCCATCATCCATGCGCCACTGACGGACAAGACAAGCAGTCACAATCGCAACGTCGCAATCCTTGAAAAAGAATTAGCCAACACATGGCGCAATCTGTTTTATCTATCGCAGGAATATTTCCAAACGGGGCAAACGAAAAAGTTTTTAACGACTTGCAATATCGCTTTGCAGATTCCTGACATCGGGGACATAGAAAAATACGAATTGCTTTTACAGCTTGCGCAACTCGACAGCACCAGAAGCAAGCAAGCGGCAGCGGAAGCGTTCGCGCTCATGCCTGATCGACGGGAGGCAATCGCGCTACTTTGTAATTACGCTTTAATAGACGGCGACGATAAAAAAGCATTGCAGATGGCAGAGCTTATGATCGGAACGCCGCACCCATCAGTAACATACTGGAGCCAGAATAACGAATGGTATGGATGGAAAGCAGAAGAACTTTATCGCCAATGTCTGCGATTAAATGGAGAAGTCGAAGAAGCAACCTATCAAACATCAAGTGCAATCAATCCAGATTTGCCTTTGTTTAGCATTATACACGCGACACTTGACAGACCATTGCAGGCATTGGCGATTAGAGAATTATGGCTATCACGAGCAAAGCATCCAGAGAACGTGCAATACATTTTTGGGCTACATGATTTTGACAAAAGATCGAAGCGTGTTCTAGGTGGATTTGAGCATACCGTCACAAAGAAAAAAGGCAGCGCGGAAAATTACGACTTGGCAGCAGGACTTGCTATCGGTCAAGTGATTGTTCAAGCGCAAGATGATTGCTATCCTCCGCAAGATTGGGACGTTGAATTATCCAAACTGATACCAGACATCAACGCGCCGGCATTCGTTGCAGTTAGCGACGGCCACAGGACTGATCGACTATGCGTAAATACCGTGATGACAAGCGCATACATGAAGTTAAAAGCAGGGCGCGAAACTGGCGAGAATGGATTTTTTTACCGCGGATATGTGACGGTTTTCCCCGATACCGAAAATAGCTATCGAGCAATCAAAGATGCTGAAAACGGATTGATTGAATACATCGACGCTCCGCAGTTCGTCATTTATCACGACCACCCAATGTTTAATCCTGCCGTGCCGATGGATTCAACCTACGAATGGGAGAATTCACCAGATAACTACAAACAAGGACGCGCTCTTTTCATGGATAGGAATCCAGAAGCGAAAGACAATGATTTGAAAAGAAAGGAGTTAGTGACGGCATGAAAGTGATTTTTACCAGCTTTCTACACCGTTTGCCAAAATGCAAATTGCGTATTCCCGCATGGTTAACACTCGTTCCATCGCCTGACAGATTCCTGCAAGCAGTGGACGCAAACGGCGAGGAATACATCGTAGGCGACGGCGTGATTTACCCACTGGAAAGAGTCAGCGCGGAAAATATCGAAGAGTTCAGACACGTTTCAAAACCGCCGCAGATTGGCGACATTTTTTGCGACACCAAGAAACAAATGCTTTACCACGCAGAAACGGGGAGGGATGTAAAACCATGAGCCTAGAGTCATACATGGCAAACGATTTGCGAGAAGTTTTTGCAAGAGACATGCCGGCGCAATGTAAAATCGGACAGCAACTATTTACAGTTTTGTTAGATGATTTAGTTTTTGAAGAAATCGACACATACGGCGGCCCTGAAAAAATAGAAATGCAGCGTGTTCATTTTCAAACAACGGAAAAAAATAACATTGAGGATGGTAGCACCATGCAGATTAGAGCTAATACGCGGAGTAATTGGACTACCAAAATTGTTATTTCAAGCGTTGAAAGCGCAGACGGCAACGAGTTAATTGTAACAGTGAGAGGAAACTAGTATGATTTTACAAGCATCAGAAACAGTCATCAGAGATCGAATCAGCGAATACTTGCAAGACGCGCTAGTGGGATTAGGCGGGATCGATGTATACATCTCAGACTTGCAAGAAAACAAAAACCCAATGCCTTACGTTCTTGTGAAATGCTCAGAATCGGAAGAGCAAATTACACCTGGCAGCGGCATTTTCCGCGTTTATGGTGAAATCGCTTTTCGCAGTCATGTAAAAGAAACATCGCCTGAATTTCGGCAGATAACTTTAGACGCTATCAATAATTTTTCTTACGATAACACCGCAATCAAACTTTCAGAAGCGGATAATTTCCACTGCCACGGATGGCATCCTATGAGCGGAGACATGATACCAGAACCAGAAACAAAATCTTATTTATACCTTATGAAATACTCAATCTATTGCATGGCAAGAAACAACAATTAAACAATTAAAATTATGGCAGTTATTACAATCGGAACGACGGGCGCAACTTGGGGATTGACAGCGGAAACGGGATTGCTCGTTCAAACGTCAAGCAACAAGATTTCGCGTGAAAAAAATGAAGTCAGAGACGAGATCGGAGAGGTGTCACTTGTCTCATATTACAACCCACTTGCCAAAATCGCCATTAGCGGCGTTATTGTCGGCACTACGGGCATTGCGGCGGCGGCTCCAGGCGTTGCGCTTACAACGGCAAACGTGAACAACGGAAACGGCATTACCACAGGCGGCGTTTATACAGACGATGTGGACGTGCAGGGCGCGAATACTGATTTCAAGAAAATCAGCGTGAACGCCACTCGCTACAAGTTCGCCTAACAAAAACTAAACTATATGAAAAAACAAATCTTTGTAACTGACATCGGACTAGCTTCGATTCTCGACGCTTACGGAATTCCTAAACGGCAGCCAGACTGCATTACACGCGAAGTGCGTGAACGTGATGGGAAGAACGTAGAAACTGGAAAATGGTGGTATGATGTGACCGATGGAGAACATGAAACATTGGCCCGTGATTTAATCAATGCGTATTCAAAAGCCAGATATTGGGAAGAGTTCACATTGGACATCGAGCATCCGATTTATTGGATGAAAGGAGTTCTCGAAAATCGCACGGCAAATCTTCATTTATACCATAACGGCGCGACACCGATGCAAGTTATCGAGAGCGGAGACAAGACAATTCTAATCGGGCCAAGACTAAGCCAACAACATAAAGACCTATTGAAAAAAGCATTATGACACCAACAAACGATAGTTTATACAAAACATGGGAATTTCAAGGGAAGGAAATCAAGCCGCTATCAAACGCGAGAAAGTTCCATCTTACGAAACTCGTAGATTTCACGAAAATCACACCTTGGGACATTGCCGTATTGATTTACGCGCTTATTTGCGACCCAAAAATCCTGACAAAGGGCTTGCGTGATTTGGACTCATTCAACGATGAAGTTTCTAAATGGATCGACTCCGAAAATATTGCAATGAGTGACTTCAACGAGTCAACACTTGCGACGATTAAAGAGGTGATGGATCACAGCGACAGTAACAAGGCATCGGCAATCGTTGACCCTACTATGGCTCCCGATCCAATGGGAAACGGATAGACCCGCCAGACGCGGCGGCATACGTAGCAATTATCGGAAAAAAGACAGCATGGACACATCATTACATAGACTGGGAATTACCGCTAGCATGGGGAAATGCTTTATGTTGCGCATACATGCGAATGGAAAAAATCAACTGCGAACCAGCGGAAGAACGGCAAGAGCTTTATAACCAAATCGACAATGTTTGACCCATCAGGAATGAATCGAGCTTTTGACCAGATGCGTGAAAACGCGGAACGGCAAGGCAAAAATCTTGCAAAAGTGCAAGCGGATGATTTCGTGAAAACGCTAAAAATGGAGGGTAAAGCTATTGCTCCAAGTGCCGACAAGATTTTTACAGACGTAAAAAAAGCAGGGTTCAAAATCTATCGCAAAAAAGGAACGTCCGTTAAACAGGAATTGCAACGACGATACCGTGCAAGCGGGAGATTTGGTAAGACTTGGCAAATTGATCGCACTATTGCATCGGGAAACGTCATCAGGATTTACGTAGTCAATCAATCGGGCGACTCAGCAAAGGTCGATAACATGAAAGGCGTTTCCGACAGAGCGGAAAAACTAAGCGGGAGACGATTCAAATCACGACTTGAAAACATGGCTAATTCAATCACTAGCAAATTTTAATTTATGGCAGCCAAAGCAACAGGATATTTAGAACTAAACATTGCAGGATTTGACCAAGCGTTAAAAACTGCCAAGAATCTAATGGCGACATTTGCGGCGGGATTCGCTGGCTATAAACTCGGCACCGTATTCAAAGACGGCATCAAAGACGCAATTGATTTTGGCAAGTCAATGAACACTGCCAGCCGCTCGATGGGGGGACTTGGAGCCGGTAACTTACTACTAGTTCAAAAAGCACTAGAACGCACTGGACAAGGCGCAGAAGAAGCGCAAGGGCATATCGCTGACTTTGTTAAATCAGGACGCAGCATCTCATCGATGTTTGGCGGCGCGGATAACTACGCCGCGGCACTTTCTAAATCATCTAAGGAATACGGCGATCAAGCCGACGTTCTGAACCGAAGCGCGGCAAAACTACAAACGATTTGGAACAGCATCGAAGTCGTAGTTAGTAAATCACGCACGTTTTTCTTAGCTATGACGGAGCAGTTTATTTTACCATTACAGTTGGCTCTTGAAAAACTAAAATCAATTAACGTCGCTGATTTTGGCAAAAAATTAGGAAGCGCAATATCGGATGCAGCACTTACCATTTATGGAGTATTTACCAATGGAGACATGTTGGAGGCGTTTAAAATAGGCATAAAAGTAGCATTTCTTGAGGGTATAAACATATTGTATAAAGGCATTGAAAAAACAATTTCGTTTTTATCAGATACGCTGCCAAAAATTTTCAAGTCATCGCTGATGATATTGGCTGATTCTGGATTTATTGTTATTTTGCAAGAGGCGTTTAGAGGAATAGGAGAAGCACTTAGCGCAAAAATACTTAGCGCAGTTTCAAATATTCCAGGACTTTCAAACCTAAAAGATAACGCGGATGCAGCCAGTCAAAATGCAGATAACGCTTTTAAGAATCTACCATTTCTAGTCAATGCCTTAAAAATGGACGATGAATCTCAAAAATCAAGTGATGAAATTAACAAGATAATTTCAGAAGCCGCAAAAAATTTTTCCGACATAAATGGGCAGCCTAATTTGTTTGACACCTCAGAAGATCAAGCTCGTTTGCAAGAAATCATCGCCAAAGGATTTCAGACAGGAAAAGCAAAGGCAGACGAAGCGCAAATTGACAATTCAAGCGCACCGACAAAGGGGGTTATAACAAACTTTAGCGGAGCAAGTAGTAAAATCATTGCTGATAGCTTGGCAAAGGTCGGCGGCGGCGGTAACTTCCTTCGCGTTGGCATGACTTTATCAGAGCGAACAGCATTAGATCAATTACGGGCGCAGCGCGAATCGAACGAGATTCAAAAAGTGATTGCGAAAAATACGGCGGCAGAAAAAAAACCAGTAACGATGAAATAATATGAGTGCAATAGCAGTAGGGCAAACAACAGAAATAATTTATCAATCGTCGCAACCTTTACAGCTTGCGCCAGATGGGACAGCATCGGCATCGATTACTTTCAAAATAAATGGCTTGCTATCTGCAAACATTGCATTGGTTCCTGCTTATTTATCTGCGCATCCATATATTTCTGAGCTACTTTGCTATGAATCATCCGCCGACCAAGAGGATGGCGAGATAACAAAGATAACAAGCACATATAAAGGCGTTCTTTCGGAAGATCCTGAGACATTGGCGCAACACGAGTTTGACAAGGCAACAACCGAAGCACCCGTAGAGACTCACCCCCGCTTTGCTTTGCCACGCGCAACGCCGCCAGTGAGCGCAACAGAGATTGCTCAGATCGAACTAGCATTGCAGAACAATGAGACTCCACCGTCAACGCTAGGAGCACCAGCGCAAGCATTATACGCGCTAAAACGGCGCGGGATCGAATCCTACTTAAAGCCAGGGCAAATTTACAAGCGCACCTATGTTTCACCAGATATTCCAAGCGGTGCAATTATTGACGATGTGGGCAAAATTAAAATACCACCAGCACCCGCGCCGCCTGCCCCATTCGGGCAAAATTACCTTTATCTTGGCGCATCATGGAAGAAACAAGCTGGAGTCGTAACCATCGTTGAAAGTTACCAACTCAGCGGCCCAGGAGGTTGGGAACCAACACTTTACGAAACGGCATAATATGGCAGAACTTCCAAAATTCCAATCAGGGCAACCGCTGGAGGATCAGATCACCGCTGATCGTATGAATGCTATTGTCGGCGCGGTAAACGCTAACAATCTGAACCAAGGAACGGGAATTAGAATTACTCGCAACAATAGCGGAACGACGATTTCAACGGTCAAGAGCAGGAGCGCATTAGATATTAGACCATTTACTCCAACATTATCGCAAGAGGATAATGGTGACTATAAAGTAAGAATAACAAAAGGGTTTATTGTTGAAATCCAGCTTAGTTCCACGGAATCTCTAGTATACCACGAGCCATCAGACATTTACGAAAGCGATGCATTTGTATATCAAACCATTACGCTAGGTCAGGCGGGATACATCGAAGCGAAAGTAGGACTTGACGGAAAAATCACAGGAACGCCGATATTTTTAATTGATAACGACGACGCGGAAAGCATCCATTATTTTCCCGTCGTTGGCGATTATATAGGACTAGCTGGAACCGTTCGTTACAAGCTATTTGTTCTTAATTCCACTACTGGCATCATCGAAAAAGTGCTATCAGGACAAAACCTTTTGCACTATGCGGAACGATTTACAATGTCGAATCTTGAATACGGAGACGGCACAATTTACAAAGTCTTAAAAGACTACGACCCGTCTACCGATACCGTAAATTTCCGCACGTTGTCGCAGCTTGGCAGTAGTAGCGAGCCGTTAATTGTAGCGGGAGCAACGGACTCTATCGAGTTCAAAGGCGTGAAACAACGCGATACAGACCCGCAAGTCATGGTGTCAACAGTGGGCGACGATATACTTGTGGAAGGCAACGGCGTTGACGGTTCAAATGATGCCGTAGATGTAGTTGACGGTCTAGTTACAGAAGTGAAAACATTTACTATTCCTGCAGGTCTTTACGGGACTTTTCACTGGTCATACACCGATGTTCTTGGTGGAGGCTTAGATAGTAACTATTTGGAACTTACTTTTGCAAACGGTCAATTAACAGCGGCTGCAGGCACTCTACTAACTGGCATGGGTACAGTCGGGTCCCCATATGCTGGAAACTTTGACTCATATGACAACTAAATAACAAAACTAACAAAATTATGGCGGGAGAAATTACACAGCAAATATCATTACAGGTAACGAAAAACGGCGCAACGGCAACCATGCAAACGTCGGTCAGGGTTGACATGACGGGAAACGGTCTAAACAACAGCACTCAGTCAATCGCAACAAGCGCAACACTGATTGACTTAACTGGAGTTACAGGCGCACCAGGCAATTTTGCAATTAGAAACCTAGATGCGACAAACTATATCGAGATTGGCGGCGATAGTGGATTGACGGTTTTTAAGATCAAATTGAGTCCAGGGCAATCGTGCATGTTTCAGCCATCAAGCGGCACAATTTATGCAAAGGCAAACACGGCAGCCGTATTGATTCAGAAACTAGCAATCGACGCGTAAAAGTTATAAATAACTTTTGACGATGCGAACAAAATAAATCAATTATACATCGATGATCTTTTACGACACCACATTAAACAGATGGGTTAGAAAGCCGGGACTTACAACCGCGACGTGGGACATCACGACGATACCAATCGGCGGCATTTATATTTTGCCAATTTTGTTTTGCTCAGGTGCCGATGTAGCCGTTCCGTCATATACCACTATGTCGCTCACAATGAAGTTAGCAGGGCAGCCATTAACATCGGCGATTGCAACAGCAAGCGCAGAATATGTGGACGGCAACGGCGCGGTTGTTTTTGAGATCGATATGAGCGGCGTCTCCAATCAGGACGAGGATCAAACATCGTGCTTTTTACAGGTGCAATACGAGGTCGATTCGCTTCAATATTTAACAACATTACAAGAGGTAATCTTGCAAAATAATTACACGCTATGATACAAGGCATTTTTAATTTTCCAGATCAAGTTAGGGGAGCGACTTTTTTATCGCGTGATTTTGAAATCGAGGACGTAACTACTACCCTCGTTTCCGTCGATATGGTTTTTGCCAAAGACGGAGCGGCGACAATTACGCCGACAATAACCATTACAAGCACTACTGAGCCGTGGGCGTTCACGATGGATGCAGTAAGCGCAAACGATATGGAAATCGAAGAAGGCATTCACACTTACGCAATCCGCACCATTGACACCGACGGAGAAAACGGAACGGAAAAATACATTACGGGGCAAATCAATATTTTGCCATCACCACCATTTTCAGCAATACCATGAGCGTAATAGTAAATTCAGTTGATACAACGGTTAGGGTGCGCGTTGACAGCGTGACGAATAAAGTTATTGCTAAAGTTTACCAAGGGAGACAAGGGGAAGCAGGCACCAACGGCAC